GTCCCGACCCTTCAATCCGGTACCTTGGCATGAACAAGCACCCACGACCCGATCTCGAGATCAAGGTTCGCCTCAAGGGCGAATACCAATGCGTGCTGAATGAAGGCACCGACCGGGAGGTCCGGACCCCGTGGTTCGACAACCTCGTGACCAACCAGGGCCTGGACCACCTGGCGGCGACGTCGGCCAATCCCTTCACCTACGGCTCGATCGGCACCGGGACCAACGCGCCGGCGAACGGCGACACGACGCTGCAGGCGTACACGGCTCACACCGCGAGCGTCACAGTGGACAGCCAGAGCAACGGCGGCGCCTCGGGCTACGTCGCGCAGATGCAGATCCATCACACCTACGCGCAGGGCGCGGTGGTGGGCAACATGGCCGAGGTCGGGGTCGGCTGGAGCACCGGCGGCACGAATCTGTTCAGCCGGGCGCGGATCCTGGACGGCGGCGGCTCGCCGACCACGCTGACCGTCACCGCGCTCGACCAGCTGACGGTCTACTACAAACTCACGGCGACCCCGGTCACCACCGATGTCTCGGGCTCGGTGACGATCTCGTCGACGTCGTATTCGTATACCGGGCGGCTCGCGAACGCGGCCAACTTCTGGAGCAACCTGTACAGCAACTTTAGTTATGCGGGGGGCGCGACCGCCCCCGCGCAAGTCACACCCAGCAGCGGCGCAACGACCTATCCATCGACGAGCACCCTCGGCGCGATCACCGGCACTCCGAGCGGCACGGCGACGACCGGGTGCTCCGCCACGGCCGGGAGCTACACGCCCGGCAACTACTACCTCGACAGCACCATCACCTGGTCGCCGGCGCAGGGCAACTCGGCGGGCGGCATCGGCGCGCTGATGGTCGGTTTCGGCGCGGGCACCTACGCGCAATTCCAGTACGCGTTCGCGACGCCGATCCCGAAGGACAACACCAAGACGCTCACGCTGGTCGTGCGCTTTTCGTGGAGCCGATGAATGGTGCCGCTGAACACCTTCACGCCGTCGGCCGTGGTGAGCGCGTATCTGCCGCCGCTGACGGACGACTATGACCCGCTGACCATGCGCGCGCCTGGCGGCGTGGCGATCGGCGACGGCTCGCAGGGCCGCGAAACCCAGTTCTGGACCGTGAGCTACGACGCGGCGACCGACGTCATCAGCGTCACGCCGGCGTCGACCGGCAGCCCGTTCACGCTCACGGTGGCGGACGTGCTGTCGGTCTGCCTCGCGTTCGACAACAACATGGCCGTCGCGCTCGCCTACATGAAGGCGGACGGCGCGTACCTCTACTTCTTCAACGGGCTGCACAACGCGTACGAGACGCTGCAGGTGCCCGGCGCCACCAGCTGCCGCGTCTGCGTCGACAAGACCACGTCGTTCTACAACGCCGGCAGCGACGTGATCTTTGCGTACACGCTCGGCGGAACCGTGAGCTACCGGCAGCAGCGCGACCGCTACGCGATCGCCTACGACGTGGGTCCGGCGAGCGGCGTGCTGACCCGCGTCGGGCCGAGCGCCGGCAACCGGCTGCAGCTCGAGATCCAGCCGTCGGCCTGACCGTCCGCCTGACCATGCCCACCTACCAACCGGCCCGCCACGGCGTCCAGCTCAGCTGGGAGTACCTCGAGGCCGCGCACGTCGCGCCGCTGCAGCGCCCGATGCTGCACACCTTCGAGCTCTACCACCCGCTGATCGGCCGGCGCCGCTTCGTGGCCGACGAGGTCAACCTGATGGCCACGCTGGAGCCCGATGCGCCCGAGGACGGTGGCGTCGAGGTCGAGTGGCTGGCGGCACCGCTGACGGTTAATCGGCCCGAGCAGAGCGACAGCGCGGCCAGCCCCGAGACCTCGCTCAGCCTGGACAACGTCGCCGGCCTGATGCAGGACGCGCTCGACACGACGCGCGGCTCGACCGATCCGTGGGAGCTGACCGAGCGGATCTATGCGGCCGATGACACCGGCGGCCCGGCCGTGCTGCCGCCGGTCACGATGCTCGTCAGCAAGATCGGCACGCAGGATGCCGCGGTCGTGCTCACCGCGAGCTACGGCGACTTCGCCAACGTCAGCGTGCCGCGCACGACCTTCAAGCGCGCCGAGTACCCCGGCCTGCAGCGATGAGCAACGTGACCCTGCACTGGGCTGCCGCCTACATCGGCAAGCCCTGGCGGAGCGCCGGGCGCGGCCCGCATGCCTACGACTGCTGGGGGCTGGTGATGCGGGTGTGCCAGGTGCGGCTCGGCCTGCAAATGCCCGAGGTCGCGATCGGTGCACGCGCGCAGGACCAGTTCGGCGCGCTGCTCGACGCGTCACGCGGCCAGGGCTGGCACCGCGTCGACGGGGCGCCGCGGGCCGACGACGTGCTGCTGATGCGCAACCGCGCCGGCGATCGGCACTGCGGCTACATGGTGCACGACGGCCGGCACCTGCGCGTGCTGCACGCCGACGGTCACATGACACCCACCGGGCCGGTCGGCTGCGTCGTCGCCCAGACGCTCGAAGAGGCCATTGCCGGCGGCTACCGGGAGCACGAGTTCTGGAGGCACGGCGAATGAGCATGGACCACCTGCCCGCGCCGCCGCGCATGCCGGTGCGGACGTCTGCACGCGAGCCGATGATGGCCGTGTGCAGCAACCCGTTGCTGCACCTGGACGCCTCGCAGCTGCGGCCGGTGCGGTCCGGCGCCACGGTAGCGTCGCTGCGGCCGCACGTCACCGGCCTGCTGCGCTGCTACGTCAACGGCGAGCCGCTGTACCCGATCACGCCGCGGCAATGGCAGCACCACGTGCGGCTGCTGGCCGTCGGCCGAAAGAATGACGCCGATCGCTACCTGGCGCGGGCCGTGCGGCGCGCGCTGAACTGGCAACGCACGATCACCCGGCCCGGCGACGTCATCGCGTGGCACGAGGTGCTGCAGGACAAGGACACGCTGCGCGTGGTGCTTGCCGTCGTGGCGATCGCCGTGGCCTGGTGGAATCCCGGCGGCTACGGCGCACTACTGGCCTTCGGCATCAGTGCAGCCAGTGCGCTGTTCCTGGCGCCGACAAACCCGCAGCAGGATGCGCAGGCGCAAGGTGGATCCGTCTACAGCACCAGCCTGACCGGCAACCAGGCGCGCCTGGACCAGCCGATCTGGCGCAACTGCGGCCTGACCAAGATCACGCCGGCCTACGCGGCGCAGCCGTACTACGAGTACGTCGACAGTGATGGCGACGGCCTGGACACCGATCAGTACCTGCATGTCTGTTTCGCGATCGGCATCGGCAAGCACGACGTGCTGCGCGCCTTCATCGGCAAGACGCCGCTGGACCACTACCAGGACATCCTGGTGGCGAACTACCTGCCGCCGGGCACGCAGCCGACGCAGGTGCTGTGCAACGTCGTGACCTCGAGCGAGGTGTCCGGCATCGAGCTCACAGCGGGCCGCTATGCCGGCGGCTACGTGACCTGCCAGCCGGACCGGACCTGCACCAGCGTCGGCCTGGACATCGCCGCCACGCAAGGCCTGGGCACGTCGACCGGCAATCCGGTCACGGTGAGCTGGCGTGTCGAGGTGCGCGAGATTGACAGGTTCGGGCGCCCGGCAGGCGTCTGGCGCGTCATCGCCAACGAGACGCGCAGCGCCGCCACGAACACCGCGCAGCGCTGGTCGTACAAGTACACGCTGACGACCGCGGCCCGCGTCGAGGTGCGCGTCGCGCGCACCGACGTCGCCAACACCGATCCGGGAACACGCTCGGCGCTGCAGTGGATCGGGCTGCGCGGCTACCTCGAGCAGTCCGCGCCGCTGAACGCGCACACCGCGCACTACGAGCTGGTCATCCGTGCGAGCGAGCAGCTCGGCGCCCAGAGCCAGCGCGACATCTCGATGATCGTCCAGGCCTACGCCCGCACCTGGAACCCGGTCACCGGCTGGTCGGCCACGCTCGGCGACTACGCCAACTACACGGCCACGCGCAACGCCGCCTGGTTCGACGCCGACCTGCTGGCGGACCCGGTCTGGGGCCTCGGGCTCACGGACGAGCGGCTCGACCTGCAGGGCTTCTACGACTGGGCGCAGACTTGCGACACGCGGCAGGACCGGTTCGACTACACCTTCGACTCGGCATCGAACGCGTGGGATGCCGCCCAGCTGATCGCTCGCGCCGGCCGGGCGCGCATCTTCCGGCGGTTCGGCGTCGTGACCCTGGCGCGCGACGAGCTCGTGACGCTGCCCGTCACGGCCTTCAGCCCGCGCAACACCGTGCCCGGCAGCATGACGATGACCGAGGTGCTGCCGACGCTCGAGGTCGCCGACGGCGTGATCATCGAGTACACCAGCAACATCACCTGGGACATCGCGACGATCGAGTGCCCGGCGCCGGGCTACACGGTCAGCGACGAGACCGACCCCCGCTACAACCCGGCGCTGCCGAAGATGACGCGGCCGGTCTACCAGCGGCTCGAGGGCATCAAGGGCGCCAAGCACGCCGAGCGCGAAGGCCTGTACGAGGCCGCGAAGATGCTGCTGCGCACCCGCACCGCGCAGTGCACGACCGAAATGGAGGGCGTCGCCGTGTGCTTCGCCGACCCGATCCGCTGGCAGCCCGAGGTCGGCGGCTACGGGCAGAGCGGCGACGTCGCGTTCTGGAACGCGGCGACGCTGACAATGGGCCTGACCGAGCCGGTGGACTGGGCCGGCAGCGAGACCACCTACCTGACGCTGATGCGCGACGACGGTTCGTTGACCGGCGCCGTCGCGGTAACGCCGGGTCCGACCGCCTATGACGTCGTGCTGCCGGCGGTGCCTGACTTCGAGCTCGTGCTCGACGACGGGACGCGTGAACGGCCGAAGTTCTTCCTCGGCCACCTGGACCAGCTGGTGCGCGTCACGGCGATCACCGACGGCGGCAAGGGCGAGGCCGAGGAGGGGCAAGAGGGCGCGCAGCTGTATGACATCGCCGGCTTCGTCGACGACGAGCGCGTGCACCAGGCCGACGTGCACCTGCTGCCCGGCCCCGGCGAGATCCAGGACCCGGTCGACACCAGCGGCGGCTCGGACGAGGACGATCACCTCTTCATCGTCAACTGGATCGACAAGGACATCAGTTCGATGAACACGGGCGCCTTCGATTGCCTGGCGCAGATCTACCTGGGCAACGATGGCCACGCGCATCAGGATGGACTGAGTCTCGGTGTGCCGCCGGACTTTCCGCATCAGTGGATGCTGTTCGGCACGGTCGATACCGCGACGGCGGCGCTCTACGAGGTGCGCGCCACGCTGGTCTCGCGCGACTCGATCGGCACGCCGGACCGTGACGCGAGCGGGCTGCCGGTCATGGCCGCGAGCAGCGATCCGCTCGACGTCTGGCTGAACCTCGGCACCACGCGCCACTGGGATGTGGCACTCGACGCCGCCGCCGGGACGCTGGTCGGCGTCTACGGCACGACCACGCGCGTGCGCATCGAGATCCGCGACATCGCGACCGGCATCGTGCAGGGCAGCGCGCTGGTCACATTCACCTGCCAATTCCTCAACACGGGCTGACCATGAGCAACCTGACGAACTACGGCGAGAACCGCCTCGCCGACATGCTGCGCGGCCAGGGGCTGACCCTGCCCACCTCCTGGCGCATCGCGCCGCTGAGCGCGGCGTCAGACAGCGCCGTGACCGAGCTCACCGGCGGCGGCCTGGCGCGCTTCACGATAACGCGCAGCCTGACGAACTGGAAGAGCACGCAAGGCAACGACCTGGCCAGCAGCGGCTCCAGCAAGACGACCAGCAACAGCGTGCTGATCGACATGGGGACCGCGACCGCGGCGAACGGCACGGTCAGCAACGTCGGCCTGTTCGATGCATCCGTCGGCGGCAACTGCTGGATCTACGCCGCGCTGTCGACGCCCATCGTCACGGCCAACGGTGTCGCGGTGCAGATCGCCATCGGCGATCTCGCCTTCACGCTCGGCGTGGGCGGCAGCATGCAGGACTACCTCGTGAACAAGCTGCTGGACCTGATCTTCCGCGGCCAGGCCTACGCCTACCCGGCGAGCACGTACCTCGCGGCCGTGCAGACCGGCGGCAGCGAGGTGGGCGGCGGGGTCGGCTACGCGCGCCTGGCGCTGCCGTCGACACTGACGGACCTGAGCGGCACGCAGGGTGCCGGCACGACCAGCGCGAGCACCGGCACCTCGGGCCGCATCAGCAACAACAACGTGCTGGCGTTCGCCGATCCGAGCGGCAGCTGGAGCGACATCGACACGCTCGACGTCTTCGATGCGGCGAGCAGCGGGAACCGGCTATGGCGTCAGGCACTGGCCGCGACCAAGAGCATCGGCGTGGGCTACCCGCTGATCTTCCAGGCCGACAAGCTCGGCTTCGCGGTGGCCTGACGCCATGCAGAGCTCTCCATCGCTGGACATCGTCACGGTGGCGATCGCCGTCGCGACACTGCTCTTCGGGCGCGACATGGCGGTCTACATCGGCCCGTACGCGGCGATCGTGCTCGGCGCGATGCTGGGCGGCGTCTGGTCGGCTTCGAGGCGGCAGACGAGCAGCAACCTCGCGACGATCGGCTACCTCGCCTTCTGGGTGCTCGTGACGCTGCTGTTCACGGTGCCGGCGACCGAGGCGGTCGTGGGCTACTGGGGCCTGAAGGATGCGCGGCCGCTCTTCGCGCCGGTGGCGCTGCTGATCGCCGGCATCGGCCCGGACTGGCCCGCCGTCGTGCTGTGGTTTCTCAAGCTTCGCGGCTACGTCGTCGGGCGGCGGCCTGGCGGCGCGCCACCGCCGACCGACCCACCGCCGCCCACACCGCCGACAGGAGGTGCCTTGTGAGCTGGCCCGACTACAAGAACCTGATGGCCCTGGCCAACCTGCTGCTGTGCAGCGGCATCGGCTTCATCTGCGTGTGCCGGGTGACCGTGATGCGCGGCCAGACCACGCGCAAGACGGTGCG